CAATGCAAAGCTCCGCCGAGAGCTTGGGGTTCTTGGTGTCTTTCATGGTGGCCACCGATTTTTGCAGAGTTTCCAACGCCGAGAGCATTTCGTCGGTGGTCATTCTGTCCGCAAAGGCTTTCAGCGTGGCGCTGTCATAGCTGCCGGAGATAAGCTCCATGGCACCCTTGGGCGCCACATGGAACATCATGGAGTCCCGCACCAGCCCGGACAACTCGCCCAGCAGCGTCACCGGGTCCTTGCCGTCCATCCAAAGAGCGTTGAACTCTTTCAAGGCCGTCTCTGTGTCGTGCTCCAATATAAGCATCAGCAGCTGAGCGATTCGCCGGTTCCCCGCCAGACCCATGGAGGAATACACCGCCTCCACGTCGATGTTCTGCTGTGCCGAGCACTGATCCAGCAGACTCAGCGCATCACGAACGCCGCCCTCGGCCAGCCTTGCAATAAGCTCCGCCGCCTCGTGGCTTAGATTCAAGCTCTCCTGCTTTGCAATGTACTCAAGATACTCTGCAATCTCCGGCGTGTCAATGCGCCGGAAGCTGTGGCGCTGGCAGCGGGAAAGTATGGTGGCCGGAACCTTTTGCAGCTCCGTGGTGGCCAGTATAAACATAAGGTGAGCCGGTGGCTCTTCCAAAATTTTCAGCAGCGCATTGAATGCGGAGGTAGACAGCATGTGTACCTCGTCGATGATGTACACCCGCTTTCTCACCGTGGTTGGGGAGAAAACCGCCTCTTCTCTCAGGGCGCGGACATTCTCAACGCCGTTGTTGGAGGCTGCATCCAGCTCCACCACGTCCATTACCGAGCCGTCCATAATGCCCCGGCAGGCCGCACACTTGCCGCAGGGATTGCCGTCCACCGGATTTTCGCAGTTTACCGCCCTTGCCAGAATCCGGGCACAGGTGGTCTTGCCGGTGCCTCGAGTGCCGATGAAGATGTAGGCATGGGACAGCCGCCCGGTCTTGACTTGGTTTTTCAATGTCTCAGTAATGTGCTTTTGTCCCACGACCTGATCAAAGGTCTGGGGTCGCCATTTGCGATATAAAGCCTGATACACGGCGCACCTCCCATAAGAAGTCTGAATAAAATATAAGTGACCCTTGACAAGACTGCACACCCAAGCTCGAATAATACTCTATGCCCGTTACGCCGGCAGCCGGCTCAGATCCGGCAGCCTCGCGGCACACGGAAAGCACCTCTTAATGCTGCTCGGTTCCCCGCCTGACATGGTTCGGGGGTTTCCGTTGCGCAAGACCGGATCGTCATAACTACTTACCGGGGTCAGTCGGCACAAAGCATATCCTCACGAGGGAATTCATCCCTGCTGTAGCGGATTGCAGGTTACAGGGCACCGCTGGCTCCCCAACTAGTGCAGCCTTGTCAAAAGTCACGACGTTATTATAATACAAATATTCGATTTAATCAATCCTTATTTTTCTCTTTACAAAAATTTGAAAAGTGCTATAATATTAAGGCACAAATTTCATAATGTTTGGGCTTGTAGCGCAGTTGGGAGCGCACCACATTCGCATTGTGGGGGTCGGGAGTTCGAATCTCCTCAGGTCCACCATACAAGCGTTGTACGAACCAGCAAGATATACTTGCACCAGCATGGAATCATTCTGGTTGTACCGTACTAATCGAAGAAAGAGCGTCAAACGTAAATCGTTTGGTGCTCTTTCTTTTTACATTCGTGCTCCTACGGAATTTGTAATAATCTGACGACATGGCGCATTTTCTTCCATTTTCTCCAACTAAAGGATAAAAAGCGTTAGATTATGACAAGGAGGAGCATAGTAATGATACGTATTTTGCTGTCCACACGCCTCGGCGAAAGGCGCTGGACACAGGCAGACCTCGCTCGGAAAACAGGAATTCGGCCAGCAACCATCAACGAGTACTATCACGAGATTGCGGAACGGGTCAACCTAGAACATATTGACCTAATCTGCGAAGCCCTAGACTGCGACCTGAGCGATATTCTTGTCCGAGTCCCCGACAAAGAGCACCACACAGCGACCAAGATAAAGTGAAAGCCGCAGGCAGTCGATTCATTTTCGGCTGTCTGCGGCTTTTTTGTTATACACCGTCCGCTTCCCTACTGTCGTTAATAACTATCTGCTGACCGTCCGGCAGAACAAAGGCAAGCTTGCAACCGCAAAAATCAGCGATTGTCACAAGGTCACTCGCAAACCATCTTTCGCCTGTAAACTTGTTACTTAAACTCTGCTGGCTACTCACCTTTAATACGCTCATGAGGTCTGATTGCTTTTTACCATTAAGGCTCAATAGCGCTTTGACTTTGTTTGAAATACTCATACTGCACCTCCATGCTTGAATATTACACCTAAAAAGTGAAATAGTCAATATAAAAGATAAAAAAATACAATAAATTCGTGTAAAAACTATTGACTTTTACACGAAAAAGGTGTAATATATAGACAGTTAAGAAAGACAGGAGGTGAAAAGATGGAAGGCAAAACAAAATACGAAGCCCTGCAAGAGCTTCTACGGTTAATCGCTGATGACCCCGACGTCATAGAACGTATCACAATCACGATAAAACCAAAGCAAGTCAAGCAGGGCGAGACCAAGGACGAATAATCCAGTGGCCTAAAGGGAGGGGATGCGCCCCCTCCCTTGTAGGATACCACTTAGGCGATAAATTTACAAGGAGGAAACACCATGAAATATGCAGATATTAACCGCAGATATACCGAAATCGTAGCCGAGTGGCTGGCAAAAGGCTATACCATCAATGCTGGCACAATGGGTGACAGTCAGGGCGAGACCGCAAAAGTCGACTTGACCAACGGCCATGAAATCATCCGCATCTTAGTCCAGAATTTCACCGAGAACGAGATTTACTACCTTAGTGGTGAAGAAATCATTGTTGGCAGATATGAGGGATTTGCCCTTAGCCCCAACGAGTATTATTTGGGTAGCACCATTTGGAATAACAAGCTCAATATTCTAAGCCGTGACCGCTTCTACAAGCTTGGTTTAAGCAAAGATGGCAACCCATTCTATGGGACAAAAGCTGAAGCTGAGGGAGCTGCAAAGCGTGAGATTGAACGGTATATCAGAGCATCTGAGTGCTCCAAGCCCAAGAGCTTTACATCTGACAAAGCCAAGAAAATAGCCAAGCGTGTAATCCGCAGAGAGTTTGGAGCAAAGCGCATATGCGAACCCGATATTAAGGTGTTCACCTGTGTTAGTGGCAACCAAAAGGCCTATTGCGTGAGCTATAAGGACAGGACTTACAGACTGAGCTAGGTGAAAGGGCGTGTTTGTAGTGAAAGTAAAAAATGTTATCAAGGGATTAACTCAAAAATTTGACATTCAGGAGGTAAACATCATTAGCCCAAACAGCGTTATATATAGCGGGACGCTAGCTGGCTGGAGCGCTACAAGCGTAGAAATGATTCTCTACAAGCGTAAGGTTGAAAATGCCGAAGTTGTGAAGCATCTGCTCTTTAATCACAGGGAAATTTTTATATTCATTGAGGAGGACATAAATTATGAATAGGACACGCAGAAAAGAATTGCAGGCCATCATTGACCAGCTAGAGGAGCTGAAAGAAAGCTTGGAGGATTTACAAGAGCAGGAGGAAGAAGCCAGAGACAACATCCCTGAGAGCTTGCAGGACACCGAAAAGTATGAGCGTGCAGATGAAGCCTGCTCTAACCTTGAAAATGCCGTGAGCAGCCTAGAAGATGTAATCGACAGTATAGCGGAGGCTGTAGATGGATGATTTTCAAGCCGGGCAAGTAAGGCACCTACGCAGGTGGAATTACAAAACGCACAGTTATGATAGCTATGAAGTACCTATCAGTTGGGATATACCATTGATTGTCGATGATATGAGCCAGAAAGTAAACTGTGCCGGGTGCGGTGTAGAAATCCCGTTCGGCGAAACATTTACCTCCTTTGAAATTCACAGCTTGCTCGGACTCGGTTATTGCGTTTGCGACAAATGCCACGCAAAAGAGCTGCAAAAGAAAAAACTTGCCACCCGATGACACCCCGTGACACTTGATGTCACGCCAAAAGTGTGATATTGTTACAATCGCAAAAAACGTATTGAGAACCACAGTTCGCCGCTGTGGTTCTTTTCTATGCTCCTTTGAAATTATTCAAAGGAGGTTTTCGGTTTGACACTGAAAGCAAAATTCAAAAGCAATCCCCAGGCATACTACGCCATGAGCATTGCTGCATCGTGGGCGGGCGTAGGCTCGCTGATGAATAGCATAACCCTGACCCAGAATTATGGACTAATCCCATCAATGATTTGGGGCTTTGGAAATTCCTTGGCCTGCATTATTTTTGGCATCATCTGCTGTAAACTGGTCACGCTGCGAGAGCTAATGCGCACAAAGGTCATGCAGTACATCATCGGATTTATGAGCATCTTCCAGTTGTGGATTAACATGAATGGCATTCGTGAGATTTTCGCAGATACTCCCATAGGAACTACAGGCGGAACGATTATTGTGTATGCCGTTTGCATTGGATTCATCATCCTGCTGTTGCGCTTCGGCATGATCCGTAATGTCCTAACCGATAGCGCATCATGGTATATGGTGTATGCACTTGTGGCGGCGTTGACTCTGTTTGCCCTGGCTCATTCCAATTGGCAGTTGCTCCCCGTTCCCAAAGGTCTTGAATGGAGTAATATCAAGGTCGGTCTGGTCAAGGGCTTTTTGCTGCTCCCCGGCCCATTCACCTATCCGTACTTCTATGCCCTGCTAGACTACAACGACCAGAACGACGATGAAACATCCAGAATTGATATTCGGGAGTCGTTCATCCTTGGCGGCTGCATGTTCGGAGCGTACATGCTGTTCACCTATGTTTTGGCCATGACTGAGTTTACTCCCGCTCTGAATCTGCTGAAAGCAATCCTTGTAAGTCTGATTGGTATTTCATCAATCTCCACATTCATTTACTCCGAATATTTAGTATTTGGCCGAAAGTTTGGTCTTGCAATTGATGTCTGCACCGTGATTTTCTGGCCTTTGCTTATATCACTGGGAGTTATGGGTGTATGGACACTCATGGCGGAAATTAGGATTTACCTTATTGCTGTCCTTTTGGTAATTGCGCTGATTAAGAAAGCGCTTGCCGGTAAAAAGGAGGCTAAGTCATGAATGTACAGAATGTATCGCTGGAGCTATTAAAGCCGGCTGAAAAGAATGTCCGCATTCACTCTCAGAAGCAAATGCAGGAATACACCCGCTCCATAAAAAAGTTTGGTCAAACCAAGCCGATTGTCTGTGATGACCAGTACAACATTCTCGCCGGTAATGGGCTTTACATGGCCATGAAAGAAATGGGGTTTACTGAGGCATGGTGCAATGTCATTAGTAACCTCTCCCCTGCCGACAAGAAAAAGTTAATGCTGGCAGACAACAAAATCTATGAGCTTGGCATTACAGACCATTCGGCAATTGATGATATTCTGAGAGAGCTGGACGGAGATTTTGACATCCCCGGCTATGAGGACAGTATGCTGGAAATGCTTACAATGTCATTCGCCGAAACAGATGATTTTATAAGTAGCTACGGCACATTCGACACAGCAGAGATAGACAGAATTCAGCACAAAGCGCCGAGTATTACTCAGAGCGTACAGAAGCCACCACAAGAAGCGCCAGCTCCTGACAGGTATGATTATGGTGAAGCTGAGAAAGCTCCTGTGCAGCCGTTGCAAGAGCCTCAAAGTGAGAATTACATCATATGCCCTCACTGTGGAGGTAAGATATGCCTGTAAAGACTCTGGAAAGCACAATGAATGTGCTAGAGGCTGCCAAGATACGCATTAAGAACGCTTTTGCTAATGGCTGCAAGATATACCTTTCCTTTTCTTCCGGCAAAGACTCCCTGTGTCTTGCCAACTTGACATATGAATTGATACTCGCAGGCGAAATAAGTCCAAAGCAGTTAACGGTTATATTCGTTGACGAGGAAGGTCTATATCCGTCGATGGTTGAAGCCGCCGAACGGTGGCGCAAGAAGTTCATCACTGTTGGAGTTCCTTTCTTGTGGCTCTGTCTCCCGGTCAAGCAAGTATCTGTGATTGACCACCTGTCATCGTCTGAGAGCTGGATTACATGGGAACCGGGCAAAGAAAATGTGTGGATAAGGCAGCCGCCTCCGTATGCAATAACTTCACACCCAGTGTTGCATTATCCGGGCGAAATGAATTACCAGACATTTTGCAAGAAAGCGTTCGATGATGGTATCCAGATGATTGGCCTGAGAACAGTCGAATCCCTCACCCGCTTAAAGGCTGTTGCAAACATGAAAAAGGACACCATTTCAGGCGGCGGTTCATTTTATCCTATCTACGACTGGAAAGATTCTGATGTATGGTTGTACATCAAGGAACGAAACCTAGAGTTTCCCGAAATATATATGAGACTATGCGAAGCTGGAGTGAGCAAGCGCAATCTCCGGCTTTGTGCTTTTTTCGGAGACTGTGGCACACAGGGGCTGCGCTGGATAGCCGAGACTGACAATGCCTTGTGGGAGCGCATCGAGCGTAGAGAACCGAACGCCTATTTGGTGCTGCTGTACTGGGACAGCGAAATGTTCCGTCGCACTTCCAATAAACGCAAGAAGTTGGAGGAAGCTCAGGAGGAAAAAGACTACCGTGCATTGGTGGCTGACATTCTCTACCTCAACACCGGCAAGTACACGATTGCCAAAGACACAAAATCCAAGCTTAATGCGTGGCGAAACCTATATCGAAAAACATATGGCATTGCGACCAACAAGCATTACAAAGCTATGTACGAGGGGATTTTGTACGGAGACCCGAAATGCAGGGTGCTACGCATTCTTTGGTCAACGATATACAACGATTATGCCAATGAAGCGAGGGGAAAACGAAATGGCAAATGAAATGAATCTCTTTGCACCGCTTGATTCCCTGCAATGGGTAGACAGAGACAAGCTACATGCAAATGACTATAACCCTAACAAGGTAAGTGAGGAAAACCTAAAGCTGCTTACTCAAAGCATTTTAACTAATGGCTGGACATTGCCTATAGTTGTCCGCCCGGATTACACAATCATAGACGGATTCCACCGCTGGACTGTAGCCGGGAGAGAGCCGCTCTGCTCTAAGCTTGGTGGCAAAGTGCCTGTTGTGATTGTTGACCACCAAGGCGATGAATCAGCTGATGTCTACGGCACGATCACGCACAATAGGGCAAGAGGTACACACTTGCTAGAGCCTATGAAAGCCATAGTAAAAAAGCTACTGGACGAGGGCAAGACCGTGCAGGAAATAAGCAAGCAGTTAGGCATGAAGCCGGAGGAAGTATTCAGATTGTCCGGGTTCACCAGAGATGATTTCTTAGCACTGATGACTGAGGGGCACAGCACGTATAGCCGTGCGGTTGTATACCAGCAAACATAATAGTGAAAAAGAGGGTGCCGACATGGTGGAGGTGGAGAAGATTCCCGTCCACGTTAGAATTGTTGACGGAAAGACAGTCTGCATCTGCTGTGCCGGTGCCAAGCGGTGCAAAAAGAAGTGTATGCGAGATACTGTGACCCGTGATAAGTTCTACGGCTGGGAAAAAGTGATGAAGCGTAATCGCTACGGCAAATAGGAGGTGTAGAAATGCCACGCAATCCGAAGCAAGATGAAAATCTCAAAAAAGGCAAGGACACACAGTTCAAAAGCGGCGAAAAAGCGGCGAAGTCCGGCAGGAAAGGTGGGATTGCCTCCGGCGAGTCCAAGCGAGCCAGAAAGTCGCTTAGAGAGGAATTGGAAACGCTACTTGCCGCCAACGTCATAGACAAAGACACAGGTCAACCTAAAGACGAGACTGTTCAGACCGCCATTTCCGTTGCTCTGATAAAGGAAGCCCTTAAAGGCGACACCAAAGCTTATGAAATAATCAGAGACACCATAGGCGAAAAGCCCGCTCAGAAAGTAGTCGCCGCTGACATTGACAGCTCCGTTATAGCTGAGGTTGAAAGAGCTGTATTAGGGGTGACGGGTAATGACCCGGAATGAAGCAATCAGCTTTTTACTGGACAGGCCTGTAGATTTTGCACATCTTCTCGGCTTCAATCTGCTGACCGATATCCACAACGCATGGATAGTTGACATGGTTCGTGGAAAAGAAGATAAAACACTACAGTCCCATCGTGGCTCTTACAAAACCACCTGCGTGGCCATTGCTCTGGTTGAAATCATTATCCTTATGCCCAGCCTGCGAACGCTCTTTTTACGCAAAACAGATACAGACACCAAGGAAGTGATGGCACAAGTCAGGAATGTATTGTTGCACCCGGCAACACGGTATTTCGTCCAAGTTATTTGGGGCGTGGAGCTGGAGCTGATAAAAGATACGGCTAATGAGATTACCACGAACTTATGTCAGGATGTTAAGGGTACTGCTCAGCTCAGTGCGAGAGGCATTAAAGGCTCTCTGACTGGTAAGCACTTTGACCGTATCTTCACCGACGATATTGTCAACCTAGAAGACCGCAGTAGCCGGGCAGAGCGCAATCACACAAAGACCATCTACCAAGAGCTGCAAAACATCAGGAACAGGGGCGGGCGCATTTTTAACACTGGCACACCTTGGCACAAAGACGATGCCTTTTCCCTTATGCCCGCACCTGTTAAGTATGACTGCTACAAGACCGGGCTTATTTCTAAGCCGGAACTGGACAAAATCCGTGACGGAATGACCGCTTCCCTTTTCGCCGCAAACTACGAACTGCGGCACATTGCCTCAGACGATGTCCTGTTCGTATCACCGAATATCGGCGCAGACCCGGAGCTGGTCAAGCAGGGTACGTCCCATGTAGATGCTGCATACGGTGGCGAAGATTACACTGCGTTCACCATCTGCCGTAAACACGTTATTTACCATGAAGCTACTGAGGACAGAGGGGAATGGAACGAAACCATGTATTACGTCTATGGCCGACTGTGGCACAAGCATGTTGACGATTGCACACCCGAAATCACGCAGTTGCATAACGATTTCTTGGCCGGAAAGCTCTATTGTGAGAAGAACGCAGATAAGGGCTACCTGAAAAAGCACCTGAAAGCGCTGGGTATCCGAGCTGAGACGTACTCCGAGGACATGAACAAGTACATAAAAATTTCTGCGTATCTAAAGCCAGTCTGGCGAAATATTTATTTTGTTGAGGGCACGGACGAAGAGTACATCAACCAAGTCTGCGACTACAATGAAGATGCGGAGCATGACGATGCGCCCGACAGTCTCGCAAGCATAATTCGCAAGCTGGTAAAAAAGAGTACACAATGAAAAGCAGGAGGTAATCCATATGAAAGCAATGTTATCCCAACCAATGCACGATATTCCAAAAGGAGAAATTGAGGTCACCAGAAGAAAGGCCGTTGATGTGCTCACCGGCATGGGCTACGAGGTGGTTAACACGCTGTTCACCGATGAATGGTACAGCAAGGAATCCATGGCCAGCCGTGGTGTTGTCAACCGCCCGCTCATGTTCCTTGCAAAGAGCCTTGAAAATATGTCACTGTGCGATGCTGCATATTTCTGCAAGGGATGGGAGAATTTCCGTGGGTGCAAGTTGGAACATGACGTAGCCGTTGCCTATGGGCTGAAAATCTTCTATGAGCAGTAATCTCCGGCAACTTACAGGCAAGTTAAATTTCCCTTGAAATTGCTGGATTTCTTGCAGAAAAATTGAGAATTTCAATTACCTGAGCAAGTTAAAAATCGAACACCGGCACTTGAACCCGAAGCCCTGCGAACCTCGTGGGGTACTCAGTAGGATTCAACTGCCGGTGTTTTATTACCTCAGTGTTTTTCTAACCGGTTGAATCTCAACCTGTCAGAAATGCACTGAATGGGGGCATGAGAATGTTTAAGAAAATTATAGCATGGATAAGGAGCGTGACTAACAGAATGACAGGATATTCAAGTATCAAGGAAGTGTGCCCGGAAAGTACAGTGTCGTCTTTGATGGAGACGGCTATTGACTCATGGACAGAACTGTACAAAGGCCGCGCCGCTTGGCTTAGTCACGACCGCCATACGCTTGGCCTACCGGCACAGATAGCCGCCGAAATGGCCATGCTGGTCACGCTGGAACTGGAAATCAAGGTTAATGGCGAGTCCAAGCGCAGTCAAATTATACAGGACATGGTAGAAACCATCTTGCCGCAGTTGCGGGTTCAAACCGAGTACGGCTGTGCAAGCGGAGGTCTGATGTTCCGCCCATCGGTGAGCAATGACCGCATTGTGGTCAACTACAGCAAAGCGGACACGTTCTTACCTACTGCCTATGATAGCTCCGGTAGAGTGCTGGGTGCAGATTTCATAGAAACTCAGGTTGTTGGCAAGCAGTATTTCACAAGGATTGAGCGCCACTACTTCAAGGGCAGAACATATGTCATTGAGAACAAAGCGTACAAGTCGTACCAAGCCGACTACATTGGCACCGAGTGCCCATTGACTGAGTGTCACGCATGGGCAGACATTGAGCCTTTGTGCGAGATTAACGATATTACGCAGCCACTTTTTTCTTACTTCCGAGTCCCGCTCGGCAACACAATTGACCCCGAATCCCCGCTCGGTGTTTCTGTATATGCCGGGGCTATAGGGCTGATCCGTGATGCCGACGAACAGTACCAGCGGCTCATTTGGGAATACACCGGCGGTGAGCTGGCCATTGATGCCAGCGAGGAAGTCATGATTCACGATTTGAGAACCGGCAGGGTTGAACTTCCACAAGGCCATGAGCGATTGTACCGACTAAACGCCATGGATGCGGATTCTGGCGGTGACACGCTTAAAGCATGGACACCGACATTGCGGGACAACTCGTACATTGATGGCTTGGACGAGATACTAACCAAAATAGAGGATAAGGTTCACCTGTCCCGTGGCACTTTGTGCAAGCGTGGTGAAACGCAGGCGAGGACTGCCGAAGAAATCAAAATGACCAAACAGCGCAGCTATGCCACTATCTCCACAATTCAGGGCGCATTGCAGTCAGCGCTTGACGGTCTGGTTGCAGCAGCCGACGAGTTAATCACCCTGTATAATCTCGCCCCCATTGACAGTGAAGCTGACAAGTGCCAAGTTTCTTACCTGTGGGACGACAGTATAGTTGTTGATGCGGAAGCGGAGCGAATGCGTGACCGTGAGGAAGTTGCTGCTGGATTGATGGCTAAATGGGAGTACCGCAAGAAGTGGTACGGCGAGAGTGATGAGCAAGCCAAGAAGCTTATAACCTCCATGGAAAGCCCATCAGACGAAGACATTCTTTTCGGCAGTGAGCCGGTTGAATAAGGAGCGACTATGTTAACGCCTGAATACATTGCCGGAATAGCTGACAGCATGATAGATATTTATTCTGAGGTTGAAGATGACATTGTTGCAGATATTGCAAGGCGCATTGTCAAAACAGGCACTATCACCGAAACAGCCGCTTGGCAAATTGACCGGGCAAAGCAGGCCGGATACTTAAACGGAGACGTCACACGCATACTTGCAAAATCGTCCTCAAAATCCGACAGCGAAATCGCTATACTGATTAAGGAAGCCGGTCTAAAGGGCTTGGCCTATGACGACAAAATATACAGGCTTGCAGGATTAAGCCCCGGCAACATTGAAAGCTCCCCTATTCTGTCCTCTTTACTGCTTCAAGGGTATGACAGTACAAAGAAACTGCTAAATAACTGGACACAGACAAGGGCGCTGGAATCTGAAACAGCGTTCAAAAATCTGTGCGATAAGTCCTATCTGAGAGTAATAACCGGGACTATGGACGGCACAACAGCAGTTCGCAAAGCGGTGCAGGAGCTCGCCCGCAACGGCATTACAAGTGTTGCCTACCCATCCGGTGCGAATCATAATACCGACTATGCAGTAAGACGAGCTGTCACCACAGGCATAAATCAGACCGTTGCAAAGCTACAGCTTGCACGTGCTGATGAAATGGGTACCAATCTGGTCGAGGTTACATCTCACGCTGGCGCACGGCCCACTCATGCAGTGTGGCAAGGGCAGGTGTACTGCATATCTGGCCACAGCAGACAGTATAAGGACTTTTATTCTGCTACCGGCTATGGTGACGGTGACGGTCTCTGCGGCTGGAACTGCTACCATTCGTTCTATCCGTATTTTGAGGGGCTGTCTGGTCGTTCGTTTTCCTCTGACCCGTCAGCTGATGCCGGGCGAAATAACGATGAAGATTACGAACTGTCACAGCAGCAGCGGTATTACGAACGTCAAATCAGAGCCGCCAAGCGGGAATGTATCGCATATCAGGCGGCTGTTGACAGTGCCACCGATGAATCAAGTCGCATGGCCTTTCAGGACGACTACACATCTGCTGCCATCAAACTAAAGCGGCGGGAAGCGAAGCTTACACAGTTTATCTCCCAAACAGGCCGTACACGTCTGCGAGAGAGGGAGAGTACCGGAGTATGGAGCGTGGGCGAAGCCGCAAAGGCTCGCGGTGCTGCTCAGTCATCACACACCCAATGGCTAAAGTCAATAAATGCCACAGATACCAGCCTAAATACACTTGCAAAATACTACTCTGGAAAGTATAATAACACTCCTGAGTATCAGCTACTCACAAGGTACGCAAAGGATGTTCAGGGCGGGTGGATATCTCCACTTGCTGGCTTTGGCAACTATAAGACTGCCATTCAGCGGATTGACAATGAACTTGTTGGTAAGACATCAGTAAGCGGAATTGTCATTACCGGGCAGTCAAAGCACTTGATTCAGCGAATTATCGGTACAGCTTCAGACCCTGAGAAACATTCTCCAAGGTCAGGCGTAGAAGTTGACGACCTTATCAATGCAGTTCTAAACGGGAAGTTTAAGGCACCCAAAACTGACGAAATAACTGGGGCTCGAAGCCAACTTCATTTTAACGATGTTTGCGCAGTTTCGATAAATCCGGACACTGGCGTTATCATTCAGTGCAATCCTTACTGAGGTGAATAAAAATGATTGTTCTCAAGAAGAAAGAATACGAAACGCTGAAAAGCATTGACCCATCTGAATTGGACGAAGATATCATCTTTCACGATGAGGATTTATCTTTCAAGGTGGACGATGTTCGGTCGTTGCTTCTCTCGTTGAATGAAATAATCGCTCTTCACGGCATGACATCTGACCAGATAGAGTGTTCCGAATATGGTAAAGAGTTATATGCCCTATACGATGCTATTTACGCTCAGAAATAGCCTATAATTTATTGACGAAAGCAGTTTGCAGAAATGCAGGCTGCTTTTTTCATACCCAAAATTCGCCGAGCACCGGGCGTAATCGGGTGCGCCGCAGAGGTGCAACCTCGTATAAAAAGCGTAGCGGATAGGAGTTAACCATGAAAAGAGAATTTTTAGAGAACCTTGACCTCGGTGACGGTGCAAAGCTGAGTAAGGAAACTATTGATGCCATCATGGCCGAAAACGGCAAGGACATCAACACCCTGAAAGAAGAAATAACCACCATCACCACCGCAAGAGACGGACTCCAGCGCCAACTGGACGATGCCAACACAACCATCAAGTCCTACAAGGACATGGATTTTGATGGTATTAAGCAATCCGCCGCCGACTGGGAGACAAAGTATAACGACGAAACTAAAAAGCTTCGTGACCAGATGGCCGAAATGCAGCAGGGCTTTGTCGTTGAGAAAACCGCAGCCGATATCAAGTTTTCAAGTGAGAGCGCCAAGAAAGCCTTTATCGCCGACCTGAAAGCTAAGAAGCTCACCCAGCAGGACGGCAAGTTGTTGGGCTTTGACGATTACCTTAAAGCCTACAAGGAATCTGACCCCGGTGCTTTTGCCGTTGAGACTGATGGCAAGGGCGGTAATCCCCAGTTTACCAACAACAAGCCCGGAACGACCGGCGGCAGTTCTAACCCCGCAAACCCCTTTAGCTTTAACTTTACCAGCGTAAGAAAGACTGAATAATTTTTAGGAGGAAACTAAAATGGCAACTAACTACGCAACCTATTACGCTCAGACTTTGAGTCAGGCATTCCCTAATGTCCTGCACTTCGGCGCTTTGTTCGCCCGCAAGCAGGAGGGCGATTATAAGTGGACCAGCAGCAACATCGTTGAGGTTCCCACTTTGACTGTCACTGGTCGTACCGATGCCACCCGTGGCACTATCGGTACCAAGACCACTCACCACTCCAATGTGTGGAAGCCCCTGACCCTGCGCAATCACCGCAAGTGGGAAGACCTGATTCACCCCCGTGACATTGATGCGACCAATGAAGTCCTGAGCATTCAGAAGATTACTCGCACATACAACGAGCAGGAAAAGTTCCCGGAAATGGACAAGTATCTCGCCAGTACCGTTTTCAACGATTGGACTGGAACTGGTCGCACCGCAATATCTACCGTCTTGACCACTGAAAACGTATTGACCGTTTTTGATGAGATGATGGAAAAGATGACAGAAGCTAATGTCCCCATCTTTGGCCGTATCCTCTACATCACCCCCGCAGTTGATACCCTCATTAAGAATGCAAAGGCGATTTACCGTACCGTCGATATTTCTAAAGCACCTGCCGGCATCCAGAGAGCTGTCTCCAACATTGACTCCGTCTCCATTGAGGTCGTTCCCTCTGACCACATGAAGACTGCATACGATTTCACCATTGGTGCAGTAACCGCTGAGTCTGCATTGCAGATTTCAATGTTCCTCGTACACCCCAACGCCATTATTACCCCTGTCAACTATCAGTTCGCACAGCTTGACCCTCCCTCTGCCGGTTCTGATGGTCACTATGTGTACTTCGAGGAATCCGACGAGGATGTGTTCATTCTCCCCAATAAGGAGGATGGCGTTGGCTTCGTGATTGCCCCCAAAGAATAATGTGAGGTGATAGCATGAAAAAGGTTAAACTTGGCGGGCGTGAGCTGTCCGTGGAGGACGAATTTGTCCCCCGCTATTTGGCACAGGGTTACTCCGTAATTGACACTGACGGAACCGTGTTGCAGGAGGGAGAAGTCGCTACGCTGGATGTCGCAAAAGTAAGGATTGCAAAGCTCACTGCCAACCTTGCCGCACTAAAGGCAGAGAATTGTGAACTGAAAGCCACGATTGCAAAGCTCCAAGGTGGGGACGGCGAAGATGCGCCTGATGGCAATGCAGCCCTTGACTCGTTCGCCTGCCCTCATTGCGGCAAGGAGTACAAAACGGAGAAAGGCCTTGCAACCCACATCCAGAAAGAGCACGCTTGATGGGGCATTGCTATGACCTACATCGACAGAAAGTTTTACACGGAGATTTTTCAGGGGCAAGAAATTCCTGCCCCTGAATTTGACAGAATAGCCGAGGCTGCCTCCGAGGTTATCTATGCTGCCTGCCGTGTCAAGCCTACAGACACTGACATTGAAAAGGACGACTTCAAGCAGGCCGTAGCCTATCAAGCCGAAATGCTGTATGTGCAGGGCGGCATAGATGCGCTGTGCGGCATTTCCACGGCTTCTGGTGCGATTGGAAGTGAATCCTTGGGTGATTACTCCGTGTCTGCCGGAAGCTCAAAGAAAGGCGTTGCAACGCTTGACGGAAACATTCCGGTGTCGTCAATGGCCTTGGCTGTCCTCCGTAGGCTTGGGCTTATGTCCAGATGGGCATATTCGGGCTGTTTTAAGGATTGGAGGTGATTGCAATGCCATCACCTAGAATGCTCCCCGACACCGTTAAGCTATACAACTATGTCGGCGAAAATGGCGATGTCGCAGTATACCTTACAGCGACAATCAAAAATTGCCGCTGCATTGTGCAGAGGAAAACATCTGTTTCTACTAAGGGCTCAAGCCCCAGTGACGGTGTCAATCTGTACATTTTCCAGCATGGCAGCACTGTTACTGATACGGACGGCAACCCATTAACTTATGTGCCATGTCAGGACTGGGACAGGCTGGCGGACAAGTCTAAGTGCTGGACATTGCACAGTGGCAACTCCTGCAAGGACTATTTCACTGTAAACGGTGAACCCGCCAAATTCGCTATTACTGGCTTTGTCAGGCGCTTTGCCGGTAGTCCCCGAATGTGGCACTTTGAGGTGAGCGGAGAATGAATTATCGTTTTTCAATCAACGTGTCCGCATTCAAAAGTCAAAAGCTGAACCCTAGAGAGGCTGCTGCCCAAAAGTACCTTGACAATGAGGTGTTGAAAGACTGCGACAAGTATGTGCCTTTCAGGTATGGTTACTTGGTCAAATCCGGCGTTACCGGAACAGTTTTAGGCTCTGGCAAAGTGATTTACACTCAGTCATACGCTCAGCCTACATACTATGGAATTAAGAGACATTTCAGCAAGGACAAGCACCCTGATGCCTGCGCTTTTTGGTTTGAAAAGGCCAAAGGCATAAACAAGTCCAAGTGGCTTAACGGCGTGAAAAACATTTTACACGGAGGTACATAACAGTGACCAAATCATGTGATGATGGTGTTGAGCTTGTAAAGTGTATGCGTGACCACCTTAACGCCAATTGGAGCACCCGCCCGGTTGATGTTGATATCGAAGATTTTCTTAAAGC